TGCTTCAACTGATGATAAAGGCATGTTCAGCGTTTCAATTTCTGACAGTTTTACCGTCTTGATGTTCACGTCTACCTCTTCATTGTTCAACTCGTTTATTTCTTTCAAGCATTCGTCATAGTGTGGGTTATCTGTAGTTACTTTCCCACTATCTGAATACTTGGAAATAACAGCATTGATTGTTTCCTGAATTGGTTCGCATGCTTCTGTTAGTGCCTTTTTGTTTGCATTAATTCGATACGCAACCTTAACAGGCATTGTTGTATCGCCGCTAATTGAATTCATATTTTTTAACGTTTTAATAATTTCGCTTGCTTTCATATTCCCTCGCTATCCTGCTTCGTCAACAACAGTCATTCCGACCAAGAAATAATACCCATCTTTATTGATGAATTTAACACGTGGAGATTGACCCCCTGTTAGAATTCTTAAATAGTTGCTCTTCGCCTCTTTTACAATTCCGACACCATTGCTAGTCACTCCAAATGAGTCAGACTCCAGTCTTATTGATGATTGATGCCCAGCGATACCGCCAGTTATCTGAATGTCATTTCTTGCCTTATCACCAGCCGCATGAAACCACGTATATATTCCTGTTCCATTATCGTCTGATCGTGAGATAGTGAATTCATTTGCGCTGATAGCAAAGTCACCATTGCCCTTGAATAAAATACCGTGGGTATTGTTAAACGCATCAGTGTTTCCAGTTGCTGTAATGTATTTATCGCCATTTCTGAATGTGATGCTAGAACCCTCGATATTACTACCGAAGATATCAACCGCCGTAATCGTGCCAGTCTTGATATTGCTTCCGTTAATAACTGTGCTTCCCTCTTCTGACAGGCTGTTAAACGTTACATAGCCGCTCAAATCAATGTTGATTGCCTGTATATCAATCTTTTCAGCAGATTGTTTATAACTGGAATTTATCTGTGTTATCAAGCCATCTTTCTTAACATAACTTGTGGCTTCTAACTCGATTTGTTCCGCCGTTGTAGCAATCTTTGTGTTTAACTTGATAATATCTTCAGCGTTCTTACTTTGATACTTTCTAATGCTTTCAGCCTGTAAAGCAACTTGTTTATTTGTCTGCTCGATATTTGTTGTGTTTGTTTCTATCTTCTCTTGCAGATACATTGCCTGTTGGTTAAATGCATAGATTGCTTGATTAAATTGATCGTCCTTGATGACGTTTGTATATTTAATTGTGCCGTCCTTATATGTGTATTTGAACCGTGTCAAACGGCAATAGCCGACTCTGTCATATGGCTCTTTTTGCCAACCTTTGTTGTGCTTTGTGACTGGATATAAAGTGTAACTTGGCAATAATTCAGCACCTGGATAAATGTAATCGTCTAATGGTTCTGTGACCGAAAGTGACTCAAAGTACTCAGGTTCAATAGATATAACCGAATTATCGCTTAAATTGATAATCGTTACATCGTCTGCTTGAACCGCAAAATGTGTAACTATCTTTTCCCACATCTGTTGCCCTATTGGTACGCTTCCAAGTGGTGTTTTTGTCCACCCACTATCATTTACATCAGGCTTTGTTCCGTTGTTATACAAGAAAAAGTGCTCGATGCTTACGACTCTATCGGAAGTTGTGCCAACGTTTTGAATTTTAGATTTTAATGTTTCTATCGTGTTTTCCATCTCGTGTACGTTCCACGATAAGACTTGAATTTGCTTAGCAGATGATACCGTCTTTTTTTGTTCCTTTTTGCCCTTTGCTTCGACTGTATCGGCAAGCAAATTTACATCATTCAATTCACGGCTAAGAATAGGGAATGTAGCCACACTTCCCTTGAATGTTGTAACTGTCACCCAGTCGCCAACTTCAAGATAAGGAAGACTCTTATATGATGCTTTACAAGGCTTATATGCTTGCCATTTATATGCTGGAAAGAGTTTATCCGATATAGACTTCATCTGCGCTGTGGAAAGCCCAAATAAAAGCGGATTTGCAAGTATTAGATATGTATTGCCGTCAGCCTTACCTGAAGAAACGCCCAAATCTTTTTCGCTTGATTTGATTGCCAGTTTCTCGATAGCTGGTGTTACCGTATCGGAAATAGTCGCATCATTGAAAAGCCTTGTATATGGAATTTCTGTTGGTATTTTGTTTGGGTTGATTGCTTTCAGTTTGCCTGATCGTGACATTCTAAAGAATGTGCCGTTTGCTTCTTGGATATATCCCAGTAGTTCACTAGCCTTTAAGTTCTGAAAGTATGTTGTTTTAGTAACTTGCATATCTGAGTTAGTCCATGCATTAGGTAGTTCCGTTGGCACACCAACACGCTCGCATAACTTAATGAGTAAGTCTTTTAATGTCAAAGGGAATACAAGTTGCGTATTCCACCAATCCGAAACATCAGCATCAACAAACTTCTTCAAATCATCGTAACATTCAATGTCTGTTGTGTAGTCTGTTGATAACTTTGCATTCGTGATTGTGTACACGCCCAAATCTAATTCGCCTTGCTTTGCTGAAACACGTTTACCGACTAAGCCCGTAACGTTTCCGTCTTCATTAGCAATCGTGACTTTAAGTGACGATGCTTCAACGCTCGTCAGATCTAGCGTGTCCTTTGAGCAAAGCGACTCTTTGATTTTAAGCGAACCGCTTGTAAAGTCTTTGTTTGTGTATGCCGTTCCCGCTATGCTCAAAACAATATCAGGCGGTAGCAAATCGCCTGTGTATTTTTGCTTCAAATCGTCTGAAATATTTAGCATTTGCTACCTCCTAAACTTCAATAAATGAAAGGGCAACGTCCAAATATGCGACATCGCCCGTATTCTTATCTGTAACTCGTTTTTTATAGGTAAGGTTAGCACCAGTATATACCGTTCTAACCTCACCTGATATGCTTTCAAACGTATATGTTCCTCCCATATCCTTACGGCAAAGGTTCTTTAAGTTCTCAAATTCTGCTTTTGATAACCAATGCCATTTCAGTTTTTCGGACGTAACATCACGGCGCAAAATTACAAAGTGTAACTTGCCACCACCATCACGCCAACTCTTGCCGTGCATATCTTCGCCCGTGCAATCAGGGTCGGTGTCAGGTGTTGGCAATAATACGCCATTGATTTTGTATCCTATTTCTGCCATGTTACCTCCTAACCTAAAACAGCCACAGGGTTTTCACCCGTTCTGTTAGTTTCTTCGATAATGTACGAAACAGCCGCCTTGCCAACGTCTTCGATTAGCAAGTTCTTTTCTTGTACAACTCTAATCAATGTAGCCAACATATTAACCACGTCAGCATTGCCGCTTCTTTCATCCATAACTGATCGCATAGCATCTTGAATTGTTGATAATGGTGCTTCGATGTTTGTTCCGTTCTTTTGGTCGCCCAATACAGCCAAGAATTCATGGTTGGCTGGAATAACCGCACCACTTGCAAGATATGGAATGCTTGGAACACCAATATATGGAAGCCATGAAAATGGAGAAGCGCCCATGATAGAGAAGTTTCTAAGCCCGTTTAGTGCGCCGTTGATTGCGTTGAATGGAATAGAAACAACTGTATTGATGCCGCTAATCAAGTGATTAACAATACTCCTGAATGTGCTTGCAATAGCCGATGTAATTCCTTGGAAAACAGCACCGCCAGCGCTGAATACGTTCTTAACAGCCCTCCACGCGCCGCCGAACACATCACCGAACCATTGAGCAACATTGCCAAACACTTGTTTGATACCGTCCCAAACGCCGCCAAAGAAGCCTGTAACGCCACTCCATACGGCTTTGATACTATCCCATGCAGAAGTGAACATCTTACAAATGCCGTTCCATGCCTTAGATGTACTCTTTGATATGCTTTCCCACGCTTCAACAATAAACTTTTTCAGGTTTCCAAACGTTTCATCAAACCATGCTTTAATGTCTTCCCAAATTTCTTTGATGCCATTGAGCATACCTTGCATTAGGAATTCACCAAGTTCAGCAAAGACTGTAGATGGTGAGTGAATGCCGAAATGCTTCTTTACAGCATCAATAATCGGCTTACATACGTTATCCCAAATCCAAGCGGCAATGCCTGTGATAGCGTTCCAAATGCCATTTAGAATACCCATGATGATATTTGCACCAACGCTTCCATAGTCGCTCTCATCAATAAATCCTTTGAAGTAGTTATAGATGCCATCGCACACTGAGCCAACAATGCCAACTAGTAAATCAACAGCCGCTAATAGTGCATTCGTGATAAATGTTACAAAACTAGAAGCAACGCCTCCAGCATCAAGATTGCTGAAGAAGTCAACAATTGAACTTACGATAAATTCGCCCAGTTTGGTCCAGTCGTAACTTTGCAACCACTCACTCGCTTCATCGTATACACCCTTTAAGAAGTCAGAAATAGACTTCGCAATCTCGCCATAATCAAGCCCAGTGATAAAACCGATTAAGGTATCGAAAATAGCAAGTGTCTTACGAACCAATAACCGCCCAAGAACGCCGAAATCAATGTTTTCAATAGCGTTGTTGAATAGTGTAGCCAAGTCTGTACCGATTGCCTTAAAATCAATCGTCTTCAGGGTGTAATAGAGTGTCTGAATAACGCCATCTATACCCTTTCCGACATTCGCACCTATACCAGCCCAATCAATGCTAGCAAAGGCTTCGTTTATCTTCGTCCCGATGGTAGCCCCTAGCCCTTTCCAGTCTGCATCAGTGATCATCTTCCATATGCCATCTAATGCGCCTGTGTCCACGGTTTCAAACATGGTGTCTAGTCCTTGCGTTCCACCACTTCCGCCACTGCTTCCATCGCTAGATTTAGCGGATATATCGTTGATTTCATCAATACCAGCCAATGCGCCCTGTTCTTCTTTCAATGCCTTTGCTGAGTCCCTAGCCGCCTTTGCCATCTTCTTTTGTTCGCTTGATACGCTTGCAATACTCTTTTTAGCGATAATGTACGAACTGGCACCCGTTAGCACAGCAAAGAAATGAGCCACAGCGTTTGCCGCTGATGTAAACCAATCAATGATTTGTGACAATACAGGCGCTAATGCGTTTACTAATGGCGCTACCATTGCGCCTAGACTGTTAGAGAATGCACCCGTACTCATTTCTAACCCATCCATAGAAGTTTTTAACGCTTCAGAGTATTCAATGGCATGTCCAAAGCCTTGTGTGATGCCTGATAGTACTTGTCGCATTGCCATTCGCAAAGCAAGCAATTTGAACATGTTACCAAGTGAGAAAATCGACTTGCCTAATGTATTAGCAAATGAATTTGTTTTGCTTTGTTCCTGATTAAATCCTAATAGGTTTTTAATTGTATTTATCACGCCGCCCGATAAAGCGTTGATAACTTTCCCAAGCGATGCGCCAGCGTTTCCTAATGCACCTTTCAGTGAAAACTTAGGCGCTTCCCCTTGTGGCAATGAAGCAAGTTGTTTTTTGACATCTTTAATACTGTTTCGTAATCGTGATGCTTCGCCATCTGCTTCGGATAGCGCTTTCCGTAACTCGTTATCTTTAAAGTTCCCTTTTTTCCAAGCTTTATATAACGATTTTGAATTGTTTTTCACTGTTTTAAGTTGTGATTGTAAGTCCTTTAATTCAGCCTTTAACTCTGATGCGCCAGCGTTTCCTAATGCGCCTTTCAGCGATGTTTTAGGCAATGAAGCCAGTTTCGTTTTAACATCTTCAATACTGTTTCTTAGTCTTGATGCTTCACCGTCTGCTTCGGATAGCGCTTTCCGTAACTCGTTATCTTTAAAGTTCCCTTTTTTCCAAGCGTTATACAGTGATTTTGAGTTGTTTTCCGCTATTTTAAGCTGTGATTGCAAGTCCTTTAATTCAGCCTTTAACTCTGATGCGCCCTTTTTGAATTCTGACGTGTCTATTTTTGTATCAAATACAATTCCACCATCCGACATTAAAAACCTCCTTTCTATTTAAAACGTTCGTTGATCTTACGTATTTCTTCTTTTTCTGCTTCCGTATAAACAGTCTTAAAATCAATCAAATCTTTGTTGTCCTTGTAAAAGTCTTGTTCCCACTTTTCCAGCTGTTTATGTTTCGCTTTTTTCTGTCTAATATTCAAAACATTAGAAAAAAGTCCCTCTTGGATTTCGTTGAAATATCCTAAGAAAGACCACCAATGCAAATATGACTCTGTACGTACTTCTTTTCCGGCCACTCTATTTATGGCGCTGAAAATCATTTGTTCATCTTGTTCCCAGTCCATTAGTTTTGGCTTGTGTATCGCCTTGGAATAGTCCTTGCCACCGTCCATGAACCATGAGCATTGCTTGATTGCTTCTTCCACGTCTTCACGTTCCAAGTTCTCAAAGCCCACAAGCGCATCGACCATGATATAAACTTTTTCTCTGTCCGATAGTTCAACATCATTGCAAGCAACAAGCACCAATAGCGCCGTTCTGAAGTCCGTTTCTATGTTTAGTTCTTTACCATTTACCGTGATAGTTGTCGGTAATTGCCCTATCATTTCTTCTTATACGCCTTGCGATACTTTTCGATGTTCTTTTGCATCTTCTTTGTTTCTTTTTCGATAAATGGCTTGATGTACTCAGCGAAAGCCGCCATAAAGTTGTTGAAAATAGTGTTCCCGTTACTCATTGATAAAGGGTTCTGCTTTCCAAACACGATTTCACTTGCGCCATCATAGAAAATGTTGTCAAACTCTTTGCGCATTTCATCATTAATCTTGCGTACAGTTTCAGCAATTTCAGGTACAGTTGCTTCACCGTCACTCGTGATTGTTAGTTCTTCACCTAATGTTTTGATTTGGTTTTGGAAGTTGTCTGCTACCTGTTGGACACGATCTAAAATGCCAATGTCGCGGACATTCACTCTTAAAACTCTGTTCTTATCGTTGTTGATGGTAATTTCCTCAATACCATCATCAAAGTTGATATTCATAGCCATATTGTTTGGTTTCCTTTCTTAAAATAAATAAAAAAGGCGGTTTTTAATACCGCCTAATTAGTTACTGTCAGCTGTGAAAGCGTTAGTTGTTTCGTTAAACTTACCTTTCTTACGCTTACCTGTATAGTGCACGTCAAATGGAATTTGGTATCCGTCACTCTTGCCACCATACTTCTTCACTTCGATAAACACTTCTTCTTCATACGCAACGTATGCGCCAGTAGTGCCGTCCCAAGTGTGTACTTCAAGTACTGTTGTTTTAACATCGTCTAACTTCTTGCGATTATCCACGATGTCCTGTAAGAATGTGTATAATGCATTCCCTTTTTCAGCATAGTATGTATCGACTGAGCTGGACGGGTCATAAGAAGACACCTTGACTGAGTTCTCGCCTAAGATGTTTTTCTTCTTTGACACTTCAGCATTTAGAGTAATGTCGTACTCTTCTAAGTCCTTGCCGATACGAACATACTTCGCTGTTGCTTCCTTTGGCGCTGCATTGATGTAATGTGCTAAGAATTCACGTGCAATAGCGCCATTTGTCTGTGTTTGTGTTGCTGGCTGTGGCATTTTCTAGCCCTCCTTTACTTGTTTATTGTGTAATCCACACCGATTTGGATTTGGTATGTGACACCATCGTTAATATCTCCACTTGGAACGCTGAACAGTAAGCCATTTCCAGCGCTAATCTTTGTGATAGTGCCGTTCTTTGCTTCACCGTTTACGTCTTCGGTTATCGCTATGTCTTTAAGTTGGTTCAGGTAATAAGTAAGCGACAACAGAAAGCCGCTATTGTTCAAACGATCATAGTCTTCATATGCTTTTTTATCAGCAAATACACTGAAGTTGATGTGATACTTCTTATTTCCTAAGATGTCCCCACTTACTAGCGATGTGCCTAGTGGATATACGCCTGTGTCCATTTCCCTTTTGTCACCCAGTGACATGTAATCAATGTGGATATTGTCGTTAAATTCGTCCATTAAAGGACAGTCGGTTAAAATCTTCTTTACTGTTTCTATTACGTTCATTTGACAAATCTACCTTTCGCTAATTTAGCAGCAGCACGCCCTATGCTTTCGCCGTGGTCTTTCATCGCCCTATCGAACCAATGAGAACCAGCCAAAGCATTTTTTGAAGTGTTATAGTTCAGCAATCTACCGTTTGGGTCGGGTATTTTAGCAACGCCCTTGCGACTCCAATGTCTGCCCGTTCTAGCATCATAGAATGAACCCTTTAAGGTAATAGGGTCAACAAATAGCACACCATAGTACTGATACCGTGCGTATGGTGTATTCTGTCTAATTTCCCCTGAACCGATAACCGTTTGCGCCATCATCGCATTCTGTAACACGCCATTCAGATTAGGCATGTATGGCAATGATTGCCGCATAACTTCATTGTCTATAAACTTCTGAACCTCGCCACCGTCATTGAGTCCATGCTCAGCCAGTAATTGCTCAACTTCTTTAAAGCGAACATGTCCGACTAATTGCATGATACTTCCCAATGTTGCATTGACTGTGTGCCGTACTTTTTGTAGTCGGCAAGCATGATTGTAAATGCGCCAGCCTTTACCAGTTTATCCATGCTTTCAGATTGCTTGCGTGCATCTGTGGTATCTATTTCAATCTCACATGCGCCCTCAATCAGTAAGTCTTTCCCCTTAGTAAACTGTAAGTCTGTGTGTCCATCAAACATACAAAAGGCGCTTTCGTCATACGTGCGCCCTTGCTTGTTCATACTTGCAATGCTTGTATTTGTCAAAAAGCACTTATCAATAAAGACTTTTTTATAACCGTTACTTTTAAGATAAAGGGTACATGATGTATTTGTGTACATGATCATATACCCCTGTAAAGATAGCCCGTCTTACCTAACCACTTTTTGAGAACACTTGTCACTTTTAACGTATAATCACGCTCGATTTCAATGTTTGAATTGCCTTTATAAGTGACTGTGTATTCTCCAACTTTTTCGCTAGCCACACCAAGTGGAACACTTGCAGAATTGCTATTTGACTGGCTGAATTGTACCTCTGCCAATTCACACATAGCCTGTTTCATTTCTTCAATCGGTTCACCGTTAAAGTCAAACTTAATTCTGTTCAGTATCTCGTTACTTGCCTTGTTAGCGTAAAATTTGAATTCGTTTTCAGGTATCAAAGGGCTTTTACCTAATAGGTATTGTTCTTTATAAAACTGATAGTCAGCAAATATCATGCACCCTCCTTTTTACTTCTTTTCTTTTGATTTCTTTGGTTCTTCCGGCTTCTTTTCTTCCGTTGTTTCTTCCTCTAATTGTGACTCAATAACGGTGGACAATTCACCAATACAGATGATTTGTTCTCCACCGTTAAAGAGTACGCCTGTGATTTTAGCCATTAAGCCTTAGAGTGAGAATAGATGCCGGCTTTCTTATTCTCGTATACTTCGTTAATACCGTATAAGTGGAAGAAGAATTTCCACCAGTCGCCGTCCTGATTTGCTTCAGGGTCAACAATCTTATTGACGATGTCCTTAGCAACCTGCATTAGTGCACTTGGGTGTACGATTTGGAAGTTTAATTCCTTACCAGTTGTAGCCTTTTCAAAGCCGCCCTTTTCTTCGCCAGTCTTACCAGATAATGATTTGATTGCTGTATAGAAACGTGCTTGTGGTACTTTCACGATAGCTGCGAAAGATGTCAACACTTCACGTGACTTGGTTGTATCTAAGTCCTGAATAGCACGTAAGCCAGTTGGTGTGATGTAAAGGATACGTCCCTCGCTTGGCACTTCGGCTTCGTCCATTTTCGCAACGGCATCAGATACAGCCTTAATCCATGCTTCACCTGTTGCTAATGCAGCGCTAACAACTGGTGTGCCCTTAGCGCAATATGTTGCGAAACGTGTCGCATCAATTTCAGGTACAGCCTTTGTTCTGATGAATTCAGATGCTAAACGTCCGAAAGCAATCTTAGCTGTTTCGATGTCGTCCATCTTGTCCACTTGGAACATTCTCGCACGGTCAAAGTTAGGCGCTTTTGTTTCAAATTCTAATGTAACTGAACCAGTAGGATAGCCAGTTGTACGGCTGTATTCACCTAAGCCGTCCATTTCCATTTTAGGAATAAGGAATTCTTTTCCGTTGGCTGTCATCTGTAATAGGCTTGTGTCACTATCTAAGATGGCTGTAAGTGATGCTTGCTTATAGACTGTGTCTAAAAGGTCGATGTAATTTTTAAATAATTGAATGTTGTTTGGCATTTGTTCTAGTCCTCCTATTCTGCCTTAATACCCATGATTGCTTTCGCTAGATCAATGGCATTGCTTCCTGTGTCACCATTGCTTGATGTACTGGAAACAGGGTTTTTCACTGGTTCGGTAGAAGTAAACAAATAATCATGTTCCTGTTTAACAGCATCAATCGCATTCTTGATGTCTGTTTCTTGGTTCTGAGAAGTCTTTAATGCTTCCACGTCCAAGAATGGAATGATTGCTTTTGCTTCACGTCCTCCAGCCGTTGCAACTGACTTTGTCAATAAATCATTGAAGTTTCTATCAGCGATTTGCTTTTCAAAATCCGCTTTCTGTGTTGCAAGTTTTTCGTTTAAGTCGCTAACTTGCTTGCTTAGTTCTTCAGGCTTTAACTCTTGCAATTTCTTCAGTTCAGCCTGTGTGCTTGTAAACTGTGCTTTGTAGTTTTCTAATTCTTTCTTGGCGTTCTCTAATTCGCCCTTAGCACCGTTTACGTCTAAGCCATTCATCTTAAAAACTTCGTTGATTTGTTCCTCTGTGAGTCCCAACTTTTGCAATTCTTCTTTTTTCATTTCTTCCTCCTATTAGGCGTTGTTAAAGCAGGTCGCCAATCTGCTAAAGAGTTGCTATTTGAGGCATAGTTGCCAATAGAAAAAAGCGCATATAGCGCTTTAGTTCTCTTTTGTGAATACTCTTGCCATTTCTTCAGGCAAGCCCATTGCTTTTGCAAAGTCTTTGTATTCGTTATATGTTGCTGTTCTTCGGTTCTTCATGATGGTAACGTCTGCTTTATCAGCGTTTCCCATCTTCAATAACTCTATTCTTTCGTCTTGCACACGCATTCGTCTTTCTAACGCTCGCATGCGCTGCGTTGCTTCGTATAGAGTGTATTCCTTGCCGCCGTATTCGTGCGTTTCTAGCGTTCTTTGGTACAGTTTGGATAATTCTTCATCTGTGTATCTTCGCTCGCTAAAACCACTTACAAACGGCATGTAATGGTGATAACAATTCACGCCACACAATCCGCCAGCTTCACCAAGTCCGCAAATGTCTATGAGCTGCTGTTTGGTGTATATCTTGCCTTGCCATAATGCATGTGATGGTCTAGCCGTTGGATGTGCTGACACTTCAAATAAATCTGTGTGCAATTTCTCTGCGTTATCATCTTCAATCTTTGCTGTTACTTGTCGCATACCAGTCATTACAGCACGCCTTACGGCAACATCAACGCGATCATGTCGCCCACTTTCATATTCGATGTATCGTACACCGCTAGCCGTCAATTCGTTTACGGTCTTTTTTAGCGCCGTATTATAGTCAAATACGCCAGTTGATACTTCTATCAGGGTTTTATTAAGCAACTCGCCATAATAGCCCTGTACGCTTTTAAATTGCCCGTTCACCGTAAAGCCTAATGCGTTGGTGATATTGCCGATGTCTGATAGCGTTTGCTTCTGCACGGCTTCCATGAGTTGCAATAGTTCAGCATTCTCTGATAACGGTACAAAGTCCACGCCAACGCCTTTATAAAGCGCTTCATCGCGTGCATAGCCATCAACAATCACACGCTCATACAGTTCTTTCATTTGCGCATCGGATAAATCTAAAGCGTGCTGTATGAGTTTCTTATAGTCCTTATTAAAGCCATTCAACTGTGACAATCTATACAATTCATAATCTGCTGTACGTGTAATGTGTCCAGCCTGTTCAATTCTTCGGATAATGTCGGCAAGTATTTCGCTTTCCAGTCGTTGCATTGATTGTGCTAGAAATTCAGGGACTTTCTTAAGGTCGTTTTCACTGAACATTAAGGCTGTTCACCCTCTGTCATTGTTCCCCTGATTTCTAAAATCTTCTGCGTTGCTGTCTTTTCATCTTCCCCGTACCACTTCATGCGATACTCAATCGGTGACATAAAGCCACTTGCAACATCTATGCGGTCTTGTGCGCGTTCTGTTTCTTCGTCCGTCTTGACTGAGTCATGGAATGTACAGTTAAAACCAAAGTCCGTTTTTATCATCGCTTGATAGAAAGCGATAGCATATGCTAGATCTTCCAGACAATCTCTTAGGTTTACTTGGATTGCATTTACCATATTGTACTTACGGTTCTTACTTGCTTTGATTTCTTCGGCTGTCTTTTCCACGCTTTCATTCTTGGACAAATCACCATAAGCAAGGCAACAATTAAACTCTACCAGTCGCTTATATTCATTCAATCCAGCAATATATGAAGCATCACGCATTGTTGGGCTGAATTCATCAAGCGTCTTATCACCGTTAGTTGTATCTGCATCGTATGGAATGAGTAAGCGTTCCTTGCTTTTTGGCATGCTAAATGAGCCGTCTTGCTTCTTCTTGACGGCTGTATAGTCAGCAAAGATAAAGCGTTCACCACTCGCATATTCCCAGTCTAAACGCCCAAATTGCTGGTCTGCTTTCTTTATTTGCTCGATAGCCTTTTCAAAAATAGAAACGCCGTTTTTGCTCTTATCAATTCGATTAGGAATAGGGTTTCTGTAATAACCAAAGTCCATACGATCCATTCCCTGATAAAGAACGTCTTCATACAGTTGCGCCCACTCATCAACTGTTGATAAAGGTACTTGATTTCCAATGTCGCCGCCGTTCCCTTTATAAGCCTTATTCTGAATATGTAAGCCCTCCGGTGTGAGTTCGTGATATTCAAGCCGATAATACTTAGTATCCGTGTCAATTTCCTTAACTTGAATGAATGCAACCTTTAACAATCGACCATCATCACCAAATTCAAAGGGGATAATTCTATCCGCTGGAATGTATTCAAATTTTCCAGTGTTTCCAATCGGTTTTACAACCATAGAACCTAAGCCCAAGCCTGTTTGAAAATGCTCATTGAAGTTTCTTAGCGCCTTTTGATAGAGTTCATTTAACTTATCATTATCCAAACTTGTTTCCATTTCAGATAAAGTCACATTAGCAAATTCAGAACATACAGCGCCCTCTAAGCCTAGGCTTTTAACGCCTGAATAGTTTTCTGTTTCGTCTGTCCACGGCGCTTTACCGCATAGCATCTTGTCCCACAGTTCCAATCGTTCAATCATTGGCTGTGAGAGAATTACACGCTTGCCGGTAAGTTTTTCAAGTTGTGTGTTTCCAAACATTCTGTTAAAAGCCTCCTTTATAAAATCTATAATCTTTCTTAGTATGTTCATCATTGCCCTTTCTTCTTCCAAATAGGGTTTAATGCGTATCGTACGCTGTCTATACTGTGGTTATCTTTATCAGGATAGCCGCTTACCACTTGTCCATCTTTATCTCGCATGTACTCATAGTGTGTGAATTCCATAGCTGCATTAGGGCATCGCTTGCTGTCTATCACAATCTCTTTTAGTGAAGATAGCCACTTCATAGAATACGCCACACTTCCAGCGCCTTTTTCTGCGCCACGTGCTGAAATTCCAAACGCTCGCAAGTCAGCGATAGATTTATTTTCTGCGCTATCACACGTTACAATCTCATCGCCAATCTTGAATTCAGTCTTCAACACTTCCGCCACGTCTTCATTAGGCATCTTATTTGCCCTAAATTCTGCGTAAATATATAAAGTCATATGTGCGCTGTCATAGCAACAACGCGTGAAGTTTAACGGGTCAGGAAACCAGCCCCAGTCCAAACCGTTATACGTATAGTTAAAGTTGTTTATTTCATCATCGGTGATTTCTCTAATAGTCACGTTTTCAAATACGTTTCCACCAGTACCATTCACCTTACCCAAATACTCATTTTCATAAGCCTTTGGATTGATTTCTTTCAATGCTTCCGCTTCGTCTAGCCAGTTCTTACCCAGCCATTCTTTTGGAACATCTAAGTAAGTGGAATGATAGACTTTCATTCCGGCTTTTTCTGTAAGTACGTACTCATTAGCCCAGTTGTTAGCCGTCTTCGGTGGGTTGAATGACTTGAATATCCACGCTTTATCGCCACCACGAACGGCTGACTGTTCTATGTTTCTGACTGTTTCACTTCCGTAAAACTGGTCTAATTCTTCAAACCAAACGATGGCAATATAGCCCTTTTCAGGTTTAATGGACTTAATCTTTAACGGGTCATCAGCACCACGGAAGAATATTTTTTGTCCTGTTGCTGTGCGCGTGATTTCCATAGGGGATTTCGTACATTTAAACTCATTGTCTAATTCCAGTTTATCAATAGCCCATTTAAGCTGGTTATACACTGAGTCTTTGATAGTATTCGATACTTGGCGCATTACTAAAGCATTGTAACTTTCGTCTTGCATCATTAGATCAATGATTGCTAATGCGATACATGACGATTTCGTACTACCACGCCCGCCCTTTTGGACAAACTCGTGGACATCATGCGTATATACGTCCCATAGGAATTGAGAAAAAGACGGCGCTATACATAGGGCTGGAATACCCTTATATGCTGTACCGTCTTTCTTCTTGTGTTCTGCTTCGTATTGTTCCATCTCGATGGCGTGCTTTTCTTGCTTCATCTTTAACTCTGCACGTCTTATCTTGATGTCTTCTTTATCCGTTAGGCTTTCCCCGTTTACAATTCTATTCACGGCTTCAAACGCCTTGACGTTTCCCTTTCTGGCCTGTGACATCATCGCAACGGCTAGTATCGTTTCTTGTGACTCTATTACTTCAGGTTCAACACCTAAAGCCTTAGCGACTGTTTCTTTATCCCTTTGAGTCGGTGGCAAAGATAGCAACGCTTTAAACGTTTCCCTGAGTTCTTTTTTGCGTTTTCTTGATTGCCCTGATTTGATGCCGCCAGCAACTTGGATAGCCCTTTGTTCTTCCTTTGTTCTCTTTGTAACTGGAATTAGGTTATCGTGTCCCTTATTTTTTGACGTTTTGGGCTTGTTTTGGCTCGTTTTAGCCGTCTTTTTGGTTTCCTTGATGTCTTTATCATTTTTCCCCTTTTGGCTCTTATTCGCCATTTCTCGCCCGTCCTTTCTATTTGCTTCTTTGGAAGTCTTTAATCCACTTTTTGTATTCTTTGCAATTTCGCCCTTTTGTACATCTATTTTGATATCTGCACTTGTGGCACGGGCTTATATGCTTATTATCTGTAGCCATTTAAAAAACTCATCTTTGTGTATGACTGGTCTTTGTCTAAAGCAATGTATGTCTTGTTTTGCTTCTTCGCCGTCTTTAGAAGACTATCAAAGTCATCTTGTTTATCAAATGAATAGTCATTAAATGGATTTTTGAATGTGTAAGGCTTGAAGTACTTTCTATTTAACTTTACAGCCCAGCCGTACATTCCCTCGCTAAAACTATGTACTGGCTTTACTTGCCAATCTTTTAAGTAAACGGCTTTATCATTATCAACAATCATCACAAAGTTTCCTTTGATTGCCTTAATGTTGTTCGTTACTAGAATGATGTTGTCATTATCTTTCACGTGATCAAACTTGAAATATTTGTTTGAGCGCCATTCTGTATCCCCGAAAAAGAATTCAATGTCCTTTGCTTTGCGTTTTTTAAACATCTCGCTTAGTGAGTTCTTTTTCTTCGGTTCTTCGCCAGCTGCTGCCGTGATTGCCTTTGATGTTGTAGGCTCACTTATTGCCTTACTTGCTATTGATACATTAGCGCCACGTCCGCCCATGATATTTCCTTTCTATCACTCGTTATAAAATGACTTTGAACGTAATGAATTTCTTTTCCATGTTTTCCCGTTTATAGTGAATTCCAATTTCTTATCTTTTAATGCTGCTTGCATTGCTGTTAAGAGTTCTTTCTGCTCGTTCGCTTTTTTGTTTGTAGCCGATTGTTTCCCTACCTTTTCCATGTAATTTTTTACGGCTTCTCTCTTTTCTAATGCGATATCGCTTTTTTCTCTAATTTTTCCAATACCAAGTTTTGCGCGCCCTGTTGTATATGGATTTGGGGCTTGTACTTGTGCTTTTAATGCATCGTTAGAGAGATTTGTTAATTCTTTTATAGCGTTTTGTTTTTCTGTGTCAGAAATATTTAACTCTCTGATTTCTTTTATATTGTTTTCGTATTCTCTATTGATTGAGTCGCCCATTTCGTAAGCGCTACTTTGATTATTTGCTCGCTTTATCAATTCTTTATTAAGCCCGCCAGCTGAACCTATGGCTATCTTCGCACCTCTACCACCCATGATATTTCCTTTCTTTGAACACAAAAAAAGCGATAATCACATGACTATCGCTTCTTATAAGTAAGCGCCTTGAGTTGAACAAGGTTCTCCGCAGTGGGTATTCCCATACATCACAGCATAGACCGAACTACCTCGACTTACTATTTTTCACCCCTATTGTCCCACAGAAACTTTACTCTTTCAACCATTTTCTTTTCTTCCGGCGTTAGTGCCGTTGCGCCTTTTTTACCGTCATTTTCGTTATGATTGTACCCATGATGCGTATGTGGTGACAAATCGTTATGTGTGTGACTTAAATCAATCTGCTTTGTTCTCTTGTTGTCGTTATCAAAATAGGTAATGCTAGCAAGTTTATTATTCTTTGGATTGACTGTAACATACACTCTGCCTCTTGTCATTGTTTCCATAGGCGCTGTAGTCGCTTTTCCGTCTTTTCTTTGAACAAACTTAATATTCCCTGACTTCAATACCGTTGTGTATTCATCACCGTACGTATAATGATTGCCACCAAGATAATAATCACCTAAACTTGCACCGCGTCCGCCCATTTCTTATCCCTTTCCAAAATAAAAAGGTGATAACCCTTATCGGTCGCCACCTATTTTTTCTTTTTCATTCGTTCAGTCACTTTATTTTCAAAGTAAATGACTTTTGTTTCCTGTGGATAGTCATACTCGACTTGTCCACCATATACAAGTATCGTTTCAGGCTTGATCTTTTGTATCATTGCATCAACGCCGTTTTTCCATACTTCAAATGCTTCATCTTCCCTTTTAACGCCAATCGTACTAATAGCAACGATAGACTTTTCGGGTATTCCGTCAAAACAGAATGTGAATGTGTCTTCTTCCGCCCAACTGATTGTAGGTATCACCTTGATCCCTTTGCTTTGCCAAAATTGCCCTAGCAATCGTGAACGGTACACGTTCCAAATCTTCATAGCCATAGGCATATTCATATACAAACTAAAATCAGGGCTTAGCACACATTCATACTCGCTTAGCATGTCCACGTACTCGTCAGGTCTATTCCATAGCCTTTCAAACTGATAATCATCCACGAAACAATGAATACCCACGTTTTTATTTTTGCTTGTCATCGCATAGTTAAATCCTATCAAGTCGCTTGGAATAAATCCGTCATTGTGTATTACTGGCATCTGATAGAAGCCGTCTGTTTCCGTTTCATCATAGATTTGTAGGTTGTAATGGTTCACCGTATTCATTCTAGCGTTTTCTTTTTCTTCAGGTTCGCTGAATAAGCCGCCTATTTCGTCCATGTCAAATCCCGTTAGTTCTAGATCATACCCATCATTTCCTAAATCTAACAGTAAATCTGTAAGTCTGTCCATGTCCCAGTAACCAGTGATTTTATTCAAGGCTATGTTTAGCGCCTTTTCTTTGTTCTTAGGCAAGTCCAACTTCACCACTTCAATTTCTTCGATACCCTTGTACTTCAGAACGTTTAACCGCTGATGTCCACCGATGATTGTCATGTCTTTATTGACTATAATCGGTTCACTATATCCAAATTCATCAATGGAATTGCTAATCTTGATAAATTCTTCATCATCAGGCTTCAATTCTTTTCTTGGATTGTATTCAGCTGGTAATATGTCACTTATCTTGACTTTAACAAATTCCATTGTGTCCCTTTCTAAGTAATAGACTGGAAGAAAGCAAAAGGAGATTTTATGAGTACATGAGGTTATTTTTTGGAAAACAAATGAAGAAAGTTATCTTCCAGTCTATACAGAAAAAACCATGAAATTTCTCTCATGGTTTTTGCCTATTGCCATTATAACATCATTTTAGCGTGGCGATTTCCACAAATCACCATTTATCTAAAATTTGACATATTTTTTTATAAACATACCCATGAGATGTATATAGAATTTTCGCTATCGTCACATAATCGAACCCGTTTTCGTATCTAAGCCGTAAGATTTCTATTTCGCTATCGTCTAACTTCCGAAAGAATGTAGCATAGTCTTTATATTCTCTTTCGTATCTATCGTACTCTTTCCGTGTTTCTTCTTCTTCAGCACTTAGCGCTATTAGGTTATCGTGGAATATCCTCGTGCCGCTTTGATACTTCGCTTCTTCAGGTGATTTGATAGACGGTGATTTTAGCGTGTTCCCTGAAAGTATGCTTGCCAGTTCTTCCAATCTATCGCCTAGTTGCATGATCATTGCGATTGTGTGCCTGAAGCCTTTCATTTTGCCATCTGTGTACTGAAATTTCTCTTTTGTTATCATTCTTCCCCCAAATCTGCAAGCATGATTTTTCTTGCTTCTAGTTCATCGGTGATTACTTCGTGTATTCGGTTCTGTAAAAATGATGGAATTTCATGCGCACTACCAAACCACCCACTTCTGTACTCCGTATATTTCCCAGATAATATGTGTTTTACAAGCAATCCAACTCCATAGGCTCTAATTTCTTCTAATTCATCTATTTCTTTTTGCAATTGAATTGCTTTTTTTAATATTTCAGGTTTCATTCTTCACTCCAATCTATCAACATCTTCTTTGTATTTATAAAATCTGTCTTGGCTAAACTTTATATATTCACCGTATTTTGCATTTTTGGGATATACACGTACAACTTCCTGTATTTTTTCAAAAATTTCTTGATTAAATAAGTCGGATTGATATGTTTTTTCGTACTCACGTTTATCAATGCACTCAAAATAAATCTTGCTTACTTCATCCCAATACCATTCACCAATTTGGATTTCTGTAAAAGTTAATGAATTATTCATTTCCAAAACACTCCTATCGCTTGTCCACACTTAGGGCAAAATCTATCTATTTCAGTGATACGATTTCCACAACATGGACATGTATATTTAACAAACACAATTGTGGAAGCTCCATCAGGGCTGCGCTGTCCCGAATGCTCAAAGATTGGCTCTTTCGGTGTATCACGTTCCACAAGTTCTTCTAACACTTCAAGATTTCTATCTTCACAATGTCCTAATGTTTTAGGCTTTACTCGACTGTGCATAGTGAAGTAAATGCTTGATAACGCTTCTTGATATTTACTCATCAGTCAAAAAACTCCTTAAATTCTTCAATGTTATATTCATCATAAAACTGTTCACCTATTACAAAATGCCAGCAATGATCTTCGACCAAC